TTGTTTATTCCCAGACGCTAAATTAAGACAAATTGTAAGCGACAAAATAGGTCGTGAGTTTATAGGTACTCTAGAAGAGGACGAAATAATTTACACTATGTTAGACCTTGAGCAATACATAGGTAAAGAAATAAATTGGCTAAGTGAAAAAACATTTGAAGAAGTAATTGCATCATATAAACGTACAAACGGAAAATTTTATTTACCCAATCAAATGGTTAGATATTGCACGGAAGATATGAAGGTTTTTCCTATTGCTCAATGGTGCTACGATAATACTGAATTGCCAGTAGAAATGCGAATAGGATTTAGAGCAAATGAAAAAAGAAGAGCCGATAAAATGATAGAACGCGAAATAAACGGATTTCAAAATTTTAAGTTTAAGGTTGGAGTTAAAAACGGACGAAATCAATGGAAGGAATTACCATATAGAAAAGTTACTTTTCCTTTGATTGAGGATAGATTATTTAAAGATTCAATAGAATTATTTTGGAATGATAAACCAGTAAGATTTGCAAAAAGAAATAACTGCGTCGGGTGCTTCCATAGAAATGAATTACTTTTGAATCATATTTCAAACCAACAACCAACTAAATTTAATTGGTTTGTTAGACAAGAACAAGAAAACGAAAGCACTTTTAAGAATGGAATAACTTACGAAAAAATAAGAAGTTACAAAATGCAATTAGATTTATTCGACACGGATTTTAACGAATGTGATTCTGGATATTGTGGACTTTAAAATAAAATAACTATGGACTTAAACAAAACACTTAGAACAAGCGTATTAATTAGCTACACTTACACTAAGATAGCAACTAGCTTAGATGAAATCAAACGTAAGCACCCCCTAAGAACCGATTTAATAGACTCAATGGAGGAGAGCCTAATGGAACTGCAGGAAATTAAAAAAACCTTTGTAGAACTCGAAAACGAATATAGGTTAGAATCAAAACAAAATTTCCGATGGCAGTTAATTAACCTGGAGCAACAGGCTAAAATCAAAGAACTTGAAATCGAATTAAAAACATTAAATTACGAGTAATGAAACAAGAACATAAATTTAAATATAATTGGACATTAAAAAATGCCAATTTCACTAAAGACAAAGGAAAAGTATTTAGTTGTTTTGCCTGTGGTGGTGGTTCTACAATGGGTTATAAATTAGCAGGATTTGACGTTATAGGACATAACGACATTGATAAAAAAATGATTGAGGTATACAAAGAAAATCATAAACCAAAATTTAGTTTTCACGAATCAATTACAACTTTTGCAAAAAGAAAAGACTTGCCAAAAGAACTTTACGAACTTGATATTTTAGACGGTTCGCCACCTTGTAGCAGTTTTTCAATGGCGGGAAATCGTGAAAAGGATTGGGGTAAAGAAAAAGTATTTCGAGAAGGTCAAGAATTACAAGTATTAGATACATTATTTTTTGATTTTATAGACTTAGCAAAAGAGTTACAGCCAAAAGTTGTAGTTGCTGAAAATGTAAAAGGTTTACTTTTAGGAGCTGCAAAAGAATACGTAATTAAAATATATAAAGCATTTGATGAAGCTGGTTATTATTGTCAACATTTTTTATTAGACGCTTCAAAAATGGGTGTACCTCAAAGACGAGAACGAGTTTTTTTTATTTGTTTAAGAAAAGATTTAGCAAAGGATTTTTTATACTGGAAAGATATGTTTACGGAAGTTCCTAAAATAGAAATGGAATTTAATGAAAAAGAAATATTATTTAAAGATGTTTTTACCGATTATACAGACAGAAAATTAAGTCCAGCTATTTTAAATTTATGGAATAATAGATTAGATATTGATAATGATATGGGAAATATAAATGAAAGATTGTTTGGTAAACCTACTTATTTTGGACATAAATTTACTAAAATGAATGAAGTAAATAAAACAATTATAGCCGGAGATAATACTATTCTTTTTGATTACCCAAGACTTGTAAATAAAGATGAACTTTCTAAAATTGGAAGTTATCCTTTAGATTATAATTTTCTTAAATTAAGACCAGAATATTTAATAGGTATGTCGGTACCCCCAGTAATGACCGCACAAATAGCAAGTAATATATACGAACAATGGTTAAGCAAGTTATAAAGTGTAAGAACTGTAAAGCCGAATTCACTCCAGTTCGATTTAATCAAAAGTTTTGTTTTGATACTGATTGCGTTCGTGTTTGGGTGGAATTAGAAAAGGAAAAACAATGGCAGAGTAAAAAAAAGATACTTAAAAGCGAAATGAAAACTACGCAGGACCTAATTAAGGACGCTCAAATAGTGTTTAATAAGTTTATTCGCCTTCGTGATAAAGACAAACCTTGCGTAAGTTGCGATAAACCTTTAGGCGCTAAATTCGATGCAGGACATTACTTTAGTTCAGGAGGACATAAAGCTATAACATTCGATGAAGACAATGTACACGGTCAATGTGTGGCGTGTAATCAGCATAAACACGGAAACTTAATATCGTATCAAATAGGAATCCAAAAAAGAATAGGCGCTGAAAGGCTTTTATCTTTACACGAAGACGCTCACAAAATTAAGAAATGGTCCCGGGATGAATTAGAGCAAATAATACTAACCTACAAATCTAAGGTCAATGAAATTAAATAGCGATTTTCGTTACGATTTAGCAGTGGGGCAAACTTATGAGAATCAGTTAGCCGAACTATTGGGTAAAAAAATAGAAGTTAAAAGAGACTTTAGAGCAACGGAAACAGGAAACATTTTTGTAGAATACGAAAGCCGAAATAAACCCTCAGGGATAGCGACAAGCGAAGCCGAGTGGTGGTGCTATTGGTTGAGCGAAACGCATTTTTTCATGATAGGAAAAGACGAATTAAAGGTACTTTGTAGAAAATATCTAAATACTAACCGAGACGTAAGGGGCGGAGATAGCAATACCAGTAAAGGAATTTTACTTCCATTGATTGAATTCATAAAAAAAAATTAAAAAAAAGTTTCAAAAAAGATTTCAGATTAGAAAATAAGTTTTATATTTGTGTATAATTAAAAACTAAACAAAATGGAAACACAAGAATTTATTAAAGAATTAAGAAACTCTGATTTAGAAAGTTGGATTCTAGTTCAAAAAGCTTATCAAAAATTTGCTCAAAATGAAGACATAATGGAATGCGGATTCAATAAAATGTCAGGCTATGTTTACATAGCTTTGGAAAATGGAATACAAATAGCATCCTGCTTTGGTCAAGATGTAGACTATATTCAATATGATTTTGAAACAGGGGATGAAACTTTTTTTGATACATACGAAGAGGCAATTAATAACTAAAAAATAAAAACTAAAAACTAAAAACTATGAAAAATGTATTTAAGGCTTTGGCCAACTTTCAACAGGAATGTCCAGTAATTCACAAGGGCACACAAGGTTATGGGTATTCGTATGCGGACCTTCCAAAAATCTTAGAGGTAATCAATCCGATTTTACGCAAACACGGACTAGGATTTACGCAAGCAATTAATGGAAATGATATTGAAACGGTTGTATTCCACGTTGAAAGCGGAGAAACCATAACTAGCAAAACAGCTATTCCGCAGGGGGTGCAATTAAAAGGGATGAACGACTTTCAAGTTTTGGGTAGTGCCATAACTTACTTGCGTAGGTACTCAATTTCTAGCCTTTTGGGTATTGTTACGGACAAAGATACGGACGCTTCTGGGGAGCAGGAAGCACCTAAAAAACCGGCCATTGATACAAAGAGACTAGCTAAGGCCATCGAAGCAATCGCAGAGGGTAAATACACCAAGGAAGAGCTTTTAAATAGCTTCACGCTAACACCGGCTCAACTTAAATTAACCGAGAACGTATGAAAATCAGGGCTTCTCAAATTGGTAAAATAATGACCTCCCCCAAAACCAAGGGGGAGCTGTTATCAAAGACGGCAAAAACGTATATTCACGAAATAATACTAAGAGAAAAATACGGAATAAACAAAGAGTTTTCAAGCCGTTATACGGACAAAGGGAACCAAGTTGAGGACATAGCTATAGCAATGGCAAATGAGGTCCTAGACGTAGGGTTTATATATAAAAATAGCGAGTATTTCCAAAACGATTGGATAACAGGAACTCCAGACGTAATCACGGACGAAGTATTACTAGACGTTAAATGCAGTTGGGACGCTACTACGTTTCCTTTTTTTGAAACTGAAATACCTACAAAGGATTATTTTTAC